TCATAATTAACTATCAGTTCCAGTTTCTGGATTATATCTCTTAACATCACTAAAGAAATCAATAGTTGTTGTAAAACCAAAATCATCGCCTGGTTTTGCAGACGCAGGATTTGGTGTTATAGTAATTCTTTCATTTCTTGCTAATGGTTCTTCTGTATCAGAACCTAAATCACTTTGTACTTTTCTAACAACATTAGCATTTGTTGTTGGTCCATAAAGATAAGTTTTTGCAGTAAATTCCATAGTGTAGATTACTGCTCTTCTAGCATTGAAATCACCATCATAATTATCTTCATATTGTATATCACCTAAAACAATAGGAACATCACGCTTGATATTCATATCAGGTATCATATTTATTGTAACCGTATAATCAGGTTGAAAATAAGGAACAATTTGTTCTACAATTTGTAAACCATTTTCAGCAGTTGCAGTAAAAATGAACAACTGATAAGTTATATTATATGGCACAGGACTAAAATTAAAATCCATTTTTTTAGATTGTTCATTTGCCGTGCCATCAGTTTTAGGCATTCTGATTTTTTCTAACTTGTTTAATTTTCTACTTGCGTCATATTGTAAATTAGTAATCTGAAAACCCATACGAGGCAATATAGTAGAAAATTGTTGGTCTTGTAAATCAGGTTGTTGTGTAAGTCTAACAATAAATTTTTCTTTAGGTGCATATGCTAAAGGTACTTTAAATCTTTTAACAACACTACCGTTTTTATCTTTATTTTGTACAACTACATCATTGAATATTTGACCAAACGCAATAGTTAGTCTTCTTAAACCTTCGTTATAAAAATGTGTTCCGAACATTATTTAACATCTCCAAATGGGTTAGCTTCTGTAAAGTCTAATATATCATCTGAAACCGTTGCAGTATCAAAGCCTGCTTCAGTATCTAAATCTAAATTATCAGCATATACAGATTTAGTTTGAATAGTTGTAGCAGCGTCTCCGTCAGTTGTAGTATCATCAAACTCTTCTTGTATTAAATACATTGGGTTACCGTGTTTGTCACCTTGTTCTAATAATAATCTACCACTTGATGAAGTTCTACTAAATGTGCCATCTTCAAGTAAAAATTGATATTGTAAAGTTGTATCAAGTGATTTTCTATCATCAGCAGTATCAATATCAGGATGACCTGTATTAAATTCTTCACTTGAATATTCAAAAGTTTTACATCTTAATTTGTAAACTGGTAAGTTACCTAGTTGAAAAAATGGCTCTTGGTCTTCAACAAACGCAACTTCAAAAAACTTATTCATTAAAGGATAGTAAATTACATCACCTTCGTTAGGTCTACCATCAATCATCAAGTTTGCTGGGTCATCAACTTGTTCTAAAAATCTTCTTTTAGAAACAACAAAAGTTGTATCGTCTCTTACTTCTAAACCAAACTTACTGATTATTTCTTGTTCGCCTTGGAAACCTTCTGTCGTTTCAAAATACATTTCAATCAAGTAACTATCATCAAACCTAGACGCAGAATCTTCGCCTAAAATTAGGTCTCTATTTACTAGAGTTCTAGGTAAGTAATAAACAGCGTGACCATAGATTTTTAAATTCTCTATAATTAAGTTTTCGTGTAGTCGCTTTTCAGCGTCTGAACCTATGCCATCGCCGCCTTGAAAGTAATGATTAACGGCCATTGTTTTTTTATCCTATCATCATAGCAGGGTTTAACTCGAAAGAAGTTCTAATTTCAGTCTCTAACTTTTCTTGGTCTGCCATTGCTTCTGAATAAATTTGTTGACCATTTAAAGTTACCCCACCTATCATTGCAACTCCATTAAATTTTGATAAGTTTGCACCCCATTGCTTTTTAATTAAAGCAGTTGTATATCTTTTTAACCATATGTCATTGTAGACATCTGTATATGTGTCCGGGTCTAATTTTCTATATGCTTCTATTACAAGATATTCACCTACTTGTAAATCGTTTTCCCAATCCATATCAACATATAATCTATTGTCGTGTTGATTAAACCTTAATGGTTTTTCACCAACTAATATATGGTCTAGGAAATCTAATTGTCTTAATACTATGTCGTAATTGATAACACTAGTTGATGAGAAATCGTATAAGTCATTAAGTCTTAATTGATATCTAACATCAAATAAATTTAAGTTTCCTTTATTAGAAAAAGGAAAAAGATTGATTACAGATATTACACTTTCAGGTACAACAATATAACCATTGCCTTCTTTCCAAGATGTTGTAACACTATTTTTTGTTACACCTTCAGAAGTATCTGCTAGTATTCTAGTTTTGTCAGCCTGTGTATATTGATATTTTAAATATGTTCTTCTGATACCATCATAATGATATTGTTGATAATATTGCAATGCTTCATCAACTCTATCATCTACTTGGTCATCATCAACATTTATCTCAATAACAGGATGCCCTAACGCTCTTTTAGCGTATGAAATTAATGTTTGTCGTGTACTTGGAATCGCCATAGTTTTTATCCTTCTTTAGCAATATTTATAACATATGAGAAGTATCGTCTTTAATATGCTTACTAGTTTCATCATCTTTGTCAAAATATACGCATAGGACGGCGATAAGGAGGCCTAGGGAGACTAAACCTTGTATAAACGGACTATGTAAGAGTAGAAACCAAAGCACATCTAAACCATTGCCTCCGTCTACTAATATCTAATTTATTTCTTCTTCTATATTCATTTCTTTTTACCACATCTTCTTATTGCTGATTTTAATTTAACGACCATATCAAAAATATGTGCGTCTGTATGTAGAGGCGTTGGCGTAAATCGTAATCTTTCAGTACCTACAGCAACCGTTGGATAATTAATAGGTTGTACATAGATACCTTCTTTATACAAAAGTTCATCTGATATTGCTTTACATTTTTTAGCGTCACCTATAATAACAGGTACAATATGACTATCATTTTTTAATACTTCTATACCTTGTCTTTCGATTTCTTCTTTTGTCTTTTTCGCTCTTTCTTGTAATTTCTCTCTTAATTCTGGATGGTCTTTTACATATTTAATACTAGTTAATGCACCAGCACATATTACTGGACTTAAACTTGTAGTAAAAATAAAAGCACTTGCCAAACTTCTTATTGCGTCAATAAACTCTCTCTTTCCTGAAATATATCCGCCTTGTACACCATATGCTTTTGCAAGTGTACCATTTATAATATCTACATCAACATTGTCTCTCTCACAAATACCAGCACCAGTCTCACCATATAAACCTACAGCGTGTACTTCATCAATATAAGATATTGCATTATACTTTTTACATATATCAACTATTTCTTTTACAGGTGCTATATCACCGTCCATTGAATATACACTTTCAAATACAACACATTTAGGTCCTGGATTAGACATTAATATACTTTCTAAATCTTGTACATCATTATGTTTAAATATTTCTTTTCTACATTTACTATGCCTTAATCCTTGTATTATTGAAGAGTGATTTTGTTCGTCTGATATAAACAACAACTCAGGTATAACTTTACCCATAGTTTCTAAAGTTGTTTGATTGGCATTGTACGCTGATGTAAAAATTAAAGCACTTTCTTTTTTATGTAATAATGCAAGTTCTCTTTCTAACGCATTATGATAATGTGTTGTGCCTGATATATTTCTAGTTCCACCTGCACCTGCACCAGCAGTTTCAAGTGCTGTTTTCATACTATCAATTACATATGAGTGTTGACCCATACCTAAATAGTCGTTTGAACACCAGTTAACTATATTTTTGATTGAGTATTTTGAATACCATATGGCATTAGGATAATCGCCACGCTTACGAATAATGTCGTTAAATGTTCTATAACGACCATCATCTTTATAGTCTTTTATTACTTGTTGAAATTTGTCTAAATGTTCCATTATTCTGCATAAGGAAATAATGCGTCTGTACAAAACTCTTCAATATCTTTTTCAGGTAATCCTAGTGCTTTCATTGTTCTAGGTGTATGAGGATTTTCTCTTTGAAATTTTGCGTATCTGTTTTGTGCTTCTTTTACTTCCTTCTCGCTTTTAATATTTGAATTTAAATTAAAATCTTGTTTATATCTTCTTAATAAAGTAAAGTAAGGTCCCAAATCAGTACACGCTAAACTTAATGCGTTTGTCAATTCTTTTTCTGTATTAATATTACCTGCGGCTATCATACCTGGACTAAAAATTTGTAATGCCCAATCAGGTAATTCTCTTACTTTTGATGGTTCGTAAGTTTTACTTTCTTCACAAAACCATTCTACCATCGGATGGTCCATTTCTCTCTTGCCACTTAAAGGTGACCAATCGTGGAAAAAACCAGTAACCTTATTAGGTCCTGCGATAACATCTAAACCCCATATAGGTGCTGGTGTATGAAAATGAGGTATAACAACACAATGAAACATATAAAGTTTTTTACTTTCTCTAGCGTCAACTACATCTATATGACATCTTCTTGCTTCAGGTGTTTCCCAAACTCTATTAATCCAACCATCTTCAGGTCTATTAAATTTTGCCATACTTTCTTCAACAATCTCTTTACCTTCGTCATCAAATTTTGACATAAGATTTTTAGTTGCGTCTTCTAACATTTCCCATATTCTACTTCGTTGTGCCATCACCAAACCTCTTTTCGTTATTCTTAATAAATTGCAACATTTCTTTAAATAAGTCAGTTGCAAAACCAAAACATTGTCTTGCTTCATAGACAACATTATTTACATTTTTATCTTTATCGCTAGCGTCATTATAAACATAATGACTATCTACTGCTAATCTTAATGCTTCTTTAATCTCGTTTGTATCTTTATATGTGATACCGTGTTCTGGATTTTTGTTAAATTTAAATTCATAATACTTACCAAGACCAGGTACTTTTCTTTTTATCATTTGACCACCTGATAAATCGCCCATATGTCTAACATAGATATGTGCCATTATTTTTTCAGGACAATCCATTAATTCTTTATTTGCATAATCAACATACTTTCTTGTACTCTCCATCATCATAGGTTGATGAGCATAAGTCCACAACTCATCAAAATCTGCTTTGATAGCAGGTGCTCTTCTAATAAAAGGAAACTTATCTAATAAACCTTCTGCCATTGCAAGAGGTTCAAGTATATTATAACATTGGTGTTGATTGAAAAGATAATTTGCGTATACTTCAGGATGTATTTTACCAGACATTAATATCTTAACGAACCCTTGTCTTTCTGCTTCTTTGTGGTGTTCCCAAGTGAGTTCTTTAAGAGTTTTCATTGATAGGTAATCCTTGTTCTTCTTTCTTTTTCTTTTCGTCTAAATCATCTTGTACATATTTTCTTAAATCTTCAGGTACATCTTCAATCTTCATAGTTTTAATAGATACAGCGTTTGCCATAAGACCTGCTCTTACCATTAGGTCTTCTGTTTCATCTTTGTTACCATCTGCTACATTGTTTGTACCAGATTTATCTTTTGACATTTCTTTTACAGCAACAGCAAACATATCTACTTTAGGTTTTATTTCTTGCCAATATTCTTCGTGTGCTTCTAAATCACCTAATAGTTGGTGTCTGTACTGCCAAGATATTTTAACTTCTTCAAGTACTTCTTCTCTTCTTTCACTATCATATGCTTTTTTAAATTCTTTTTCTACT